GCTACGCAGGTACCTACGGAAAGCTCAGGTTCGGGTGGAGGTTCACCAAGCATTACAAACACGCTTACGCAGCCTACTCAACCCGCACAATTCAACATAGTGGGTCAATCAAACCTCAATCAACTTGCACAAAGCATAGGCAGTCAGTTCAACCAACCTGTACGTGCTTATGTAGTGGGAGGCGATGTAACAACCGCACAACAATTGGAGCGTCAACGAGTACGCACCGCAACATTCGGATAATGAAACTGATTGAACTTATACTTGATGAGACAATGGCCCTCACGGGCATTGATGCCATCAGCCTCGTAGAGCATCCCGCCATTGAGGAGGACTTCATTGCGCTTAACTCAAAGCGTGTAGAGTTTGCTACGCAGAGCGAAGAAAAGCGCATTCTGATGGGAGCAGCACTCGTACCCAACAAACCCATCTACCGAGTAAATGGTGAGGAGGAATTCTACGTTTACTTTTCAGAGAACACCATCCGCAAAGCGAGTGAGATGTTCTTTCAAAAGGCCAAGCAGAACAACGCCACCCTTGAACACGAGGTAGGCATCAACGGACTGACGGTTGTAGAATCGTGGATTATTGAAGATGAAACACACGATAAGAGCCGCAAGTACGGGATGGAATTGCCTGTTGGTACGTGGATGGTTTCTATGAAGGTCAACAACCCTGAAATTTGGGATGGCTTCGTAAAGACAGGCAAGGTCAAGGGATTCTCTATTGAAGGGTACTTCGTAGACAAGATGAACTTTGCCAAGCAAGAGATGGAAGTTCTTGAGGAGCAAGAGGCGGCCTTACTGCTATCACAAATCGTAGCCATCATCAAGCGTGATGGACGCAAGAAGTCAGGTAAGCGTATGGAGCTTGAATCCTACTCGGACTACCCTGAAGCAGTACGTAACAACGCCAAGCGAGGCATTGAGCTAAACGAGAGCAACGGCAACAAGTGTGCTACGCCTGTTGGCAAGGTGCGAGCGCAGCAATTAGCACAAGGCAAGCCCATCAGCGTAGAGACAATCACTCGGATGTACTCGTACCTATCAAGAGCCGAAGAATACTACGATGAGAACGACACCAAAGCCTGCGGCACTATCTCGTACTTGCTATGGGGAGGATTGGCTGCAAAGCGTTGGTCAGAGAGCAAACTTAAAGAACTTGGCAAATTATGATGCGCCCACAACGCCTACCTGTATCATCACCAAGAGGTGGCAACAGGGGATGTCTCTGCAAGGACAATACCTACTCACGCAAATGTTGTGATGGGTCGCTTGCTGCTCAAGGCATAGGTTCGCTTGTAGGTCAAGGCATCAGCGTCAAGATACGAGGCGAAGAATGGCAGACCATCAATACCCGATGGGAAGCCACTAACACATTGTGGCAGGACTTATAAAAATGTTACAATTAACCAACCCCTTTTTATTTAGTTAGATATGAAAGCAAATTCTATTCTGAACCGCATCCTTGCCGAACTCTCATCCATCCGTGAGGTGAAGTTCGAGCAAATGACCCTTGAGAACGGAGCCGTTCTTGAGGCTGAAGTATTTGAAGCAGGAAACGAGGTATTTGTCGTAAGTGGCGAAGACCGTGTACCTGCTCCTGTTGGTGAGCATCTTCTTTCTGATGGCCGTGTATTGGTCATCGCTGAAGAAGGTCTCATCGCTGAAATTAAAGAGGCGTCTGAAGAAGTTGAAGTTGAGGTAGAGGTAGAACAACCTGAAGCCGAAGTTGAACTCGCAGAAGTCGAAGTAAAAGAAGAAGCTCCTGCCGTTGCAGCAATCGTAGAGAAAGTTCTCGAAGAGATTGCAATGATGCGTGAGGAGATGAAAGCAATGCGTGAGGAGATGGGCGGCTACGCCAAGAAGGAAGAGATGGCAGCGGTGAAAGCCGAGTTGTCAGCCGAGCCTGCTGCAAAGCCCATCAAGCACAATCCCGAAACAAAGCAAGCCAACAAGGTTGAGTTCAAGCGTCCCGCAAAAACCCTTGACCGAGTCCTTGCACGTCTTAACAACTAAACAAAAATCAGAAAATGCCTACGGTAACTTCTATCACCACAAATTATGCGGGCAGTTTTGCCTCCAAATACATCTCTGCTGCTCTTTTGAGCGCAGACACGCTTGACAAGGGTCTCATCGAAATCCTTCCAAACGTAAACTTCAAAACCACTCTTCAAAAAGTTGCTACTGACGGAATCGTCAAGGACGCTACCTGTGATTTTGATGCCACTTCAACCTTGACCTTGACTGACCGAGTTCTTGAGGTTGAACCATTCCAAGTTAACCTTCAGCTTTGCAAGAAGGACTACTACGATTCTTGGATTGGTGGTCAAATGGGCTTCTCTGCCTACGATAGCATCCCTGCTTCTTTTGCTGACTTCTTGATTGCTCACGTAGCTGCCAAGACTGCCCAAAAGATTGAGCAGAACATTTGGAACGGAAACGCTGCTTCAGCAGGTGAGTTCTCAGGCCTCATCTCTTTGATGACTGCTGACGCTGACGTTGTAGACGTAACTGCTACCACTGTGACTGCTTCTAACGTCATCACCGAGCTTGGCAAGGTAATGGACGCTATCCCTGCTGCCCTTTACGGCAAGGAGGACTTGACCATCTACGTTCCACAAAACGTGGCTAAGGCTTACGTTCGTGCGCTTGGTGGCTTCGGTACTTCAGGTCTTGGTGCTAATGGTCTTGACAACAAAGGCACTATGTGGTACGGCAACGGAGACTTGTTCTTTGATGGCGTTCGTGTAGCTATGGTTAACGGACTTCCTTCTAACAAGATGGTTGCTGCTCAAACTTCTAACCTGTACTTCGGAACAGGACTGTTGAACGAGCGCAACGAGGTTCGTATCCTTGATATGGCTGACCTTGATGGTTCAGACAACATCCGTGTCATCTTGCGCTTCTTCGCAGGTGTTCAGTACGGCATCGGTTCAGACGTAGTTCTCTACTCTTAATCGGTCTAATGATTAACCAAGAGGGGGCTTGGGCATTGCCCTCGCCCTCTTTTTTATTTTAAAACAAAACAATGGCTTGCGATTTAACAAAAGGACGTGCAGTTCCGTGTAAAGACGTAGTAGGTGGCATCTATGCCGTGTACTTTGTAGATTTTGGTGACTTGGGTACTATCACCCTGACCAACGATGAGGTGACCAACATTAGTGGTACATTCTCTGCATATCAATACTTGGTAAAAGGAAATAGCTCATTTGAGCAAACCTTCAACTCAAGCCGTGAGAATGGTACTACCTTCTTCACGCAGACGTTGAACCTTACCTTGACCAAATTGACCAAAGAAGACAACAAGGAACTGAAGCTCTTGGCTTACGGACGTCCTTACGTTGTTGTAGAGGACTACAACGGCAATGCCTTCTTGATGGGTAAGAACTACGGAGCTGAGGTTACGGGTGGAACGATTGTAACGGGTGCTGCTATGGGTGACCTTTCAGGCTACACGCTTGTAATGGAAGCACAGGAGCAACTTCCTGCTAACTTCATCGCAGGTGCTACGCTGAACAACCCGTTTGCGGGTCTTGCAGGTGCAACTGACACCATCGTAACAGGTTCTAACTCCTAAATAATGAGGGGGGCGAAAGCCCCCTTATATTATGAGTACACTTAACAAAGTATTTGCAAAGTTCTCGGCTCAAGAGCCGATGAAGGTAGAGTTCAACGCATTGAATGACCTTAAAGGTTTTCAATCAACAATACAATCAGCAAGCGACAAAGCAAGTGGTCAACTTGATGCTGCCATTACTGCTCTACGTGCTGCTCAAAAAGTAGCCGAAACTGCTGTTGCTGAAGCTCGCAAGGCTCAAGCAATGGCAAAGTCACTTGGTGTTGATGAGGGTCAGTTTAACGGATGGGAGAAGCAGTTTGTTGCATCTCGTGATTCTTTTGATTCTGCTATTTCTGCAATTGCACGCATTCAAAACAATATCTAATGAGCAAACACATTTTCTCTAAAATCGCCAAGATTGGCGAAGAGGTACGTTCAGCAGAGCCGATGAAGGTTGAACTGTTTGACGCTAAAGAGGCTGCGGTTGACCGTGATAAGGCTGCAAATGGAGCTTATGCAGCGTATCAGATGATTCAGAAGGCTAAAACAAGTGCTGAAAAAAGTATTTTTGCTGCTGATAGCTACATTAGCAAATATGTCAAGGAATTGCAGAAATGGCCTACAAACTCACCTACTGCTATTGCTTACAAAAAGGCTATTGATGCAATGAAAGTCCAAAAGAAGCAGCATATGGACTTTTTGGCTCTGATTAAAAAGTTCCCAACTTATTAATATATTTGCTTCAGCAAATCGAAAGAGTGCTAAAGTGATGGGATGGATGAGGGGCTTCGGCCCCTTTTCTTTTGTATATTTGCATAGTGTTGCTGACGACCGACACTATTGTTTGAAGGGATTGAGGGGCTTAGGCCCCTCTTTCTTTTTCCAACAATTCAACAAGCAAAGGTTATTTACTTGAGATGCATATTCTTCAAGTATCGGCTTCGCCACAATCAATCACAATCATCCCACGCTCCTTTCCTGCGAGCGTTACGATTCAGTTGATTGATGAATCAACAAACACAACTGCAACCCCTGCGGTAACGGCTGCCTCTGCGAATGGTTTTATGACCCTTACAGGCACTTTCTCGTTGGTGACCAACCGCTTCTATGGGTTGAAGGTTTTTAACGCAGGAAATCTCATTTATAGAGACCGAGTATTCGTAACTTCACAAACGGAATACGACAAGTTCACGGTGAACGCAGGAGTCTACACCGAAGAAACAACATACGACAATGAGTACATCATCATCTAAAGTCCACGTAGTAAACCTGTCATCCTACACCACACCTGTTGTCAAAGAGGTGCAAGGCAAGGATTGGGTAGAATACGGAGAGGACAACGACTACTTTCAGTATCTGATTGACCGCTATAACGGGTCACCAACCAATAACGCAATCCTCAACTCGTTGATGGACTTGACCTACGGAAAGGGTCTTGACGCTACGGATTCTGCTCGCAAGCCGAGTGAGTACGCAGCGATGAAAGGCCTATTCACAAAGGACTGCGTAAAGAAGGTTGTTTCTGACTACGTGATGATGGGGCAATGCGCCATTCAGGTTGTCTACTCGAAAGACCACAACACCATTGTCAAGGTAGAGCATATCCCCGTTGAGACGCTTCGTGCAGAACGCTGCGATGAGGATGGTGAGGTAAAAGCCTACTACTACGCAAAGGATTGGTTTGCCGTACAAAGCCGCAAAGAGACGCCTGTACGCATCCCTGCATTTGGCACAAGCCGTGAAGGTTTGGAGGTATTGTACCTAAAGCCATACCGAGCAGGATTCTACTACTACTCACCTGTTGATTATCAAGGCGGCCTTCCTTACGCAAACCTTGAGGAGGAGATTGCCAACTACCACATCAACAACATTCAGAACGGACTTGCTCCTTCGATGATGATTAACTTCAACAACGGAGTACCGAGTGAAGAGGAGCGTAGGCAGATTGAGATGCAGATTGCAAACAAGTTCAGCGGCTCATCTAATTCAGGTAAGTTCATCTTGGCGTTCAACGACAACAAGGAGCTTGCTGCTACGATTGACCCCGTTCAGTTGTCGGATGCTGCTGACCAATATCAGTTCTTGAGTGCAGAAGCAA